ACCATTAGATTGGAGCAGTACCAATAATACCATTTATATGATTGGCGCCGGTGGCGGCGGAGCAACCGGGGCGGCATCCGGCAATAATCGAGCCGCTGGCGGTGGTGGCGGTGGTGGCGGATATAGAGTACTAACCAATCAAGTTTTAGACCGTGGTGCTAGTGTGCCCTACACAATTGGAACCAGTACTGCTGGTGCCGCTGGTGGCAATACCACTTTTAACACAACTAATATTGCCGCTGGTGGGGGTGCAGGCACAGCCACAACTGTACCAGCAAGTGCAGGTGGCGCAGGTGGCGCAGGTACATTTGCAGGTGGCGCAGGTGGCGCCGGTACATCTGGCACAGTAGCATCTACTGGATACGGCCCAGGTGGTGGCGGTGGTGCAGGTGGCCCAGGCGGAATAGGCGGCTCAGGCAATGTTGGATTTAGTTCTATTTCGAGCGCACAACTTTCGGGGGGTGGTGGTGGTGGTAATGGCGGCGGTACTAACGGATTCAACGGAACCTTCACTCAAGGTGGCGCCGGCGGTAATAACTCAAGTGGTGGTGGTGGTGCAATCGGCGGGTCCGGTGCAGGAGCAACAGGAACATTTGGTGGCGGTGGTGCTGGAGGTCAAGCCGCTGCCGGCGGGTCGGGTGGATCTGGTTTAGATATAGTTAATACCGTCGGTGGATCCGGCGGGTCAGGTGCAAGTGCTAGTAATACCACTGGTATAACAAATACTGGTCTATATGGTGGCGGTGGTGCTGGTGGTTATGTTAGTACCGGCGGCGTTGTCCAAACTGGCGGAGCTGGATCACAAGGTGTGATCCTTATTGTGTATACCCCAGGGTCTGTAGCAATTGGTCCAGGATTTGTTATGGGTCCTGGATTTGAAATAGGATAAAAAGTTGTTAGACAAAAATAAAAGGCCCTGGGCCTTTTATTATACTTTATACCAACTCAAATATTTGTGTATTTTATCAGTGACACTGGCCCAATCACCCATTTTAGGTTGGCGAAATAATGTAGCGGTACTGTACCACGGACTTGAATCACGATCCAACAACCAGCGCCAATCCAAGGCAAATTGACTCAGCATGACCCAGACAGGACGACCTAATGCACCTGCCAAATGCGCCACAGCAGTGTCAACACTAAGCACAACATCCATGTGATGGACCAGAGCCGCTGAGTCTGCAAAATTATTTACGGCTCCAGGATAGGCCTGTACACCCGCAGCAATTAATTGCGCTTCTTCTTCGGCAGTACAATCACATTGTAAATTGATCCACTCGTAGTTGGGATTGCGTTTGATTAACTCTAACATTGTTTCAAACGGCATGGCTTTGTGTTGATTGATCCAGGTATCTCTACGGCCTGACCAACAAAAGCCCACACGCAGTCGATTTTTTGGACCCAGTGTAGTTTGCCACTCACGTGCTAACCGTTCGTCTGCACGAAGATAATATTGAACATGACTCAGATTATCTAAGGTATTACCAAGTATACCAGGAATACTCATAATAGGAGTCCAGTAGTCAAATTCTGGAAGTATCTGCTCTGGTCCAAACAATTCTGCAATCTGTGGAATACCTTGGAACACAGGAATAAGGCTATGGTTAACAGCAACTAATACACGAGCTCCGCGGTCAGCAAGGTCGCCCACAAAGCGAACGAACTGTATGTTGTCGCCATGCCCTTGTTCTCCTAAAACCAAAATAGTTTTGTCTTTGAGATCTTGTCCGGTCCAGCGTGGTTGAGTGTATGTGGGCAATTGACCATTTAAATGTTCGTATTTCCACCGCCATTCGTACTGCGGCCATCCATGAGCATAGTCACCACTTAGTAGGTACGCCACAGCTAAATTAAATCGGGCTGTGACGTTTGCCGGGTCTAATTGTATAGCCCGCTGCAAAAACGGAATGCCGCCCAAGGGATCACCCGATTCACGCAACACATTTCCGTAGTTGTTAAATGCTCCAGCATGATTTCGGTCTTGAATCATGACCTGAGCATAACAAGCTAATGCAGCTTCTGGATTGTGTTGCTCACGGTGTGTGTTGCCTTGTGCTATCAAGTGTTCTATATTCATGATCTATTTAATTTAACCGCGCACTACCTAGAATATTTGTTTTAACCATAAATACTTGTCAACGCAATAAGGCGTTTTATGCGGAAGACTAAACCCTACCGCGTAGTGGCTAGAACCCACATCGGACTTCTTTAAGGAGAAAACAAAATGGGACGTCCTCTTAAAATCAAAAAAATTACCGAAGCTAGTTATAATGCTAGTACCGGTGCAAACCCAGGTGTTGACATTGGTTTCAATGCATTAACAAGTTTAACAGCACCTGTGTATCCAAGCAATGTATGGACTGGCACAGAATATCTTGGCGTAGTTGGCGGTGTTCAGCCTCCAACAGTGGCCACTGCAAACTATCCAGTAGTCAAGTGCGAAGTAAATATTACCAACAGCTACAGCGGTCAAGCAGCCGGATTGATTATCCGTCAAAAAGGTTCACGCAAGTTCTTGGTATCTACCAACGCCGGCATTGATCCAGAAAATGCAGTAATTGGTGGATCACCAACAGTAGCTTTACGTATTCGTGTAGTTGGCAATACCAACTGGACAGCTATGGGTGCTCCGGCTGGCTATGGTATAGGTACAGTGTTTACACCAACAGCAGCTTCTGCCGCAGGTACCACTGGTACAGCACAAGAAGTTGGCATTTGTGTGTTGAGCAGTGATTTGACACCGCCAGCTGGCGACATGAGTATCAGCTACTTCAGTAATGACTCCACAGAAACAGCAATCAGCAAGTTGACCAACAAGTTCCTACAGAACTTTGCAGGTGGCGAAACTGGTGGCGCAGCCAACACCGGTGACGTGTGGGACGCAGATCAAGTGACCAATAACGTAGTATACGCCGACAACTTCTTCAGCGACGAAGGCACAACAGCCAAGTCCGGTGCCGAAGTTGATACATGGGGTACAAACGGTTCAGAGCAATTGGCAACAGGCGCTTTAGATCTTGCTATTGTAGAAAACTACACAAGTTAATTTTGTTGTAATCCTAAAATCCCCACTAAGTACAGTGGGGATTTTTTATGACGGCATTTATACTTGGCAACGGTGTTAGCCGAAAAAATATCAATTTGGATTTATTAAAACAACATGGGCATATCTATGGGTGCAATGCCCTGTATAGAGAATTCACACCAGATGTGTTGGTGGCTACAGATCGGCCTATAGCCACACAAATACAAGAATCTGGCTATGCAAAAAATCATAAATTTTACACCCGTAGACCCATTGAAGGATTGGGCGCATTGGCGCTTTCCTCAAATTATTTTGGATACAGCAGTGGGCCCAATGCGGTAGGCCAGGCCTGCATAGACGGCCACCATAACATATACTTGTTAGGGTTTGATATGGGCCCAACTGAACAGAACCTGTTTAACAACATCTACGCTGACACTGAATTTTATAAAACATCAGCACACCCTCCAACATTTGCTAAAAATTGGGTAAAACACATAAAAAAAATTATGGGAGATCATCGATTGGTGCAGTTTACCAGGGTGCAAGGACCCACTACAGCACATATTGAAGAATTTGATTCCATACCAAATCTAACTCATCTAGATCTTAACACCTTTACAGACCGCATAAATAACAAAAAGGATCTATAGATGTCTACATATAAAAATACCAGCGGCGATCTAACACTAACAGGCGACAACGGATTTGCCACGCTTACGATCAATTATGCCAATACTATTTTTAATGGTAGTTTTACCTACACAGGAAACTTGACCACAACCGATGATTTTATTGTTGTTGCTGCTAATAATACTGGCACAATTACTGACATGGGATTACTAGGGCAAACCGGAGTAGGAACCTTTGCAGGGTTACGATTTGATACAATAGCTAACACCTGGCAAATTAGTTCTAGTGTTACTGCTTTTGGTGCCCCTATTGCGTCCTATTCAAATATTTTAACAACCGGCACACCTGCAGTGGCATCTGGCTCTAATACACAAGTGCAGTTTAATCAAGGCGGAGTTTTTGGTGCCAGTGGAAATTTAACATTTGATTACGCCGCTAATAAATTAACACTGGCGGGCTATCAGGCATTTGCCAACACAGCCACCCCGGCCAATGTAGCCAATGCTGTAGCACTATACAGCAATGCCATTGGATCTGGCGGAACTGGGTTATACTTTACATCAACATCAGCCAATGACGAATTGGTCAGCAAGAGTAAAGCTATTGTTTTTGGTATTATATTTTAAGGAAAAATTATGAGTATTTCAACTGCTAATGTCACAACAGTATTAGGAAATGCATACGTTAGTGGCGGCAATACAGCTATTACCTATATGACCATTTGTAACTACGGAGCAAGCAATGTAACTGCTAACATCTATGCTGTGCCATCTGGCAACTCTGCTAGCAACACCAACATAATGTTGTCAAACTTGACAATTCTGCCATACGACACATATCAATTGTATCAAGCTGCTGAAAAATTGTTACTTGGCATAGGAGATACAGTTCAAGCAAACTGTTCGGCAAATACACTTTCTATTGTAACTTCATATACTACAATTTAATGGGTTACTTTGTTAAAAATCGTCAACTAAAATCAGGAAGCTCTGGGGTAGTATTGCCCACAGGTTCGGCCGCTGATCGCCCCGATTATCCACTGTTTGGTATGATTCGTTACAACACAGATTCTGGGCTGGTAGAATTTTTTAATGGAACAATCTGGAGCACACTCAGCACTGGTGTTATTACTTACACAGTGGATGATTTTGTTGGTGACGGTAGTACAACAGTGTTTGTTATGAGTGTGGCAGAAAGCACAGCAACACAGTTGATAGTGTTTGTGGGCTCAATTTATCAAGACCCTGCATCGGCCTACACAGTTGACGGCGGCTATAATATTACATTTACATCAGCACCACCAAATACCGTGCCGATCAACGTAATTCACACCGCAGCCTAATCAACTAAATATCCTATACAGGGATAATCAATGGCAGTTAATTATGTAAAAGGACAGATTTTATCAAGCATTCTTGAAAGAGACGGGCTTGACATATCTATTGCTAACGCCAATGTTGGCATCAATACAACAACTCCCACAGTTGCACTTGATGTAAACGGAAATATTCAAGCTAATAATTTTAACACCACAGGATCACCAAACACTGGTAATATCACCGGTGCCAATGTTATATCATCAGTAACACTTTGCGCTTTTGGGAATGTTTATGCCAACAATCTCAACATAACAGCCAATGTAGCTGCCGGTAATATGCTGACTGATCACTTGCTTTACGCCAATGGCGCACCCTGGGACCTACAGGAACCGGCTGGGTCAAACACTGAAATTCAGTTTAATAATAACAGCCAATTTGGCGCCACGGCTAATTTTACCTTTGATACTGCGGCCAATTTGCTGACGGTTAACGCTACAGCCAATATAGCAAATCTTAGTGTGCAAGGCAACATAGTCGGCGGCAACATCTTGACCGGTGGTATTGTAAGTGCCAATGGCAACATCACAGCCGGTAATGTCAGCACAGCTGGCAATGTTTACGCCAATACGTTTGTTGGAAATGTTACTGGCAACATTTCTGCACCAGGATCAAATACACAAGTCCTATTCAACGACAATGGCATAGCCAATGCATTGCCAGGATTTACTTTTGATAACGCCAGCAATGCTGTAGCAGTCACTGGCAACATTACAGGCGGTAATTTAATCACTGGTGGGCTAGCAACCGTTACAGGAAACGTAACCACAAACGGACAATTGATATCAACAAAAACCGGTAGTGCAACAACTGGTGAAGGTCAATTATATCTCAATGGTGCCACCAATAACAGAATTGATTTTAATACCAACGGAGTAGCAGCACCAACAGCCAACACGCGAAGTACAGGAACAAAAGTAGTTCTTTATCCAGCACTAAGTGGTAGTCAGACTGATTATGCCGTGGGCATTGATTCAGCAACATTATGGTCTAGTGTTCCAGTTAATTCCTCGTCGTTTAAATTCAAATGGTATGGAAACACAACAGAAATTGCTAGTCTAGATGGCGCTGGAGAATTTTCAGTAGCAGGCAACATCACCGGTGCTAACATAAACATTTTGGGCGGAAATATCTCAGGTGCCAACGTAATTTTTGGTAATACTGTAAGTGCCGTTGGAAATTCCTACGCTAATATTTTTGTTGGTAACACTGCTATAATTGGCACAGTTTCGATCACTGGAAATATATCAGCAGGCAATATTTTCATTCCTGCTGTGGGCAACATCAGTGCCGGCAACGTAAACATTAACAATTTGTCTAATCCAGTAGCAAATCAAGATGCTGCTACCAAATATTATGTAGATCAAAGTATTAGCAGCATAACAGTTACAAATCAAACACTAAATGGTGACGGATCAACAGCAACGTTTGTGCTGAATCGTTCAACTACTACAGCAGCCGCGTTGATTATGTTAAATGGTATTA